CCTAAGAAACCAAGTGAGACCGAACTGAAAGTTATGAAAGAAATGTTCGAAGCTTCAGTTGATGGTCAACCTTACGATCCCGACCGTTGGGGTGCTTACTTCCGCCCAGCAGGCGTAGCGGCTCCGGCCGGTTCTTCCACAGGTGGCTCTGCGAATGCTGCCGAGGAAGCCGCACCTGCTCCGGTAGTGAAGTCGGCGCCTGTTTCTACAAGCTCTTTTGACGACGAGGATGATGCACCGGCTGCCACGGCACCAGTGCAGGCCAAACCCGGTACACAGAAGGCCGAGGACATCTTGGCCATGATCCGGGCTCGTCAGAACAAACAATAACTATCAAAGGAGAATGGGGGCATTGCCCCCATTCGGCGATTATGAAATTTGATCTTGTCTTCGAAAACACCGGAGATATCATTCCATTTGAAGTTGTTTATAACCACAATCTTATCAAGTGGTTTATTGATAAAGCTAATAGAGAGAATTGCAATCAATTTTTCAATAATGATAATTTAGATAAAATTATTGATACAGGATTAGACGATATCAACTCTGCATTGAGTAAAACTAATCAGGTTTACTGGATATTGAGCAATGAGAATTTCCCTCAAAATAACAATCTTGAAGATTACCTAGATCAAAAATTTTTGAATAAACAACACGATTTATGGGTAAGATCTCAACACAAAATTGTAAACATCGATGAAATGAGATTTTCAAGTGACACACGCAAGGCCAAGATTGGATCTAAGTTACATGATCTATATCCGGATGATATACGTGAAATTCGTATGGCATCAGCTATGGAAAAATTAGGGTATATATATCCGTATGAAGAAGTAAACATGACTGTGCATCGACTAGAGAAAATTTTTTCCAGAGATCATGAGTATTCTGGTATGGATAAATGGGCCGGCCTTGGATTTGAAAATCCTTTTGTTGAAACAATGATTAGCAATTTAGATCGAGTAAATTTTTCTTTTGGATATACATATGTAGGAAGACAATATTATAATAAATGGCAGTTCTGGGATACTTTACTTGAAAATACAGATCATTATAATTATGAAAAATTAGAATGGTCGTTTCAGCTCAATTTAGATAGACCTCAAACTAATAATTGGAGTCCTGAATTTTTAGAATGGACACAAAAAATGAAAGTGAAACCAATTGCGACTCAATTACCAATAGCTAACATAATCAATTTGGAAAGTAAACTTACTACCTACAGAAAAATGCTATATAAAAATGCCAAACAACAAAATGCTGTAACACTAACTTTGAATTGAGAGATACAAATGTCTAAACCTTTTGATGTAAGTAAATTCAGAAAAGAAATAACAAAATCAATCGATGGACTCTCTATCGGTTTCAATGATCCTACAGACTGGATCTCAACAGGCAACTATGCCCTGAATTATCTGATCTCAGGAGATTTCCACCGCGGTATTCCGTTAGGCAAAGTCACGGTGTTCGCGGGTGAGTCTGGTGCAGGTAAGAGCTACATCTGTTCGGGTAATATCGTGAAACATGCCCAAGAACAAGGAATCTTCGTGGTGTTGATCGACACAGAAAACGCCCTAGATGAAACTTGGTTGCATGCCTTGGGTGTGAGCACAGACGAAAGCAAGCTGTTGAAACTTAGCATGGCCATGGTGGACGACGTGGCCAAGACCATCTCGACATTCATGTCGGACTACAAGGCCTTGCCTGACGGTGAGCGTCCCAAGGTGCTGTTCGTGATTGACTCGGTAGGCATGCTGCTCACGCCCACGGATGTGAACCAGTTTGAAGCCGGCGACATGAAAGGCGACTTAGGTCGCAAGGCCAAAAGCCTCACTGCCCTGGTGCGTAACTGCGTGAACATGTTCGGTGCTTATGGTGTGGGCATGGTGTGTACCAATCACACCTATGCCAGCCAGGACATGTTTGATCCCGACGACAAGATCTCGGGCGGACAAGGCTTCATCTATGCTTCATCTATCGTGGTCGCGATGAAAAAACTCAAGCTCAAAGAAGACGAAGATGGTAACAAGATCTCTGATGTCATGGGCATCCGATCGGCCTGCAAAGTGATGAAAACTAGATATGCTAAACCTTTTGAAGGTGTGCAGGTCAAGATTCCTTATGAGACAGGTATGAATCCTTACTCGGGTCTAGTAGACCTGGCAGAGAAAAAAGGACTGCTCAAAAAGGATGGAAATCGTCTGGCTTTCACCACCAGCGATGGTGAAATCATCAAGCAATTCCGTAAAGCCTGGGAATCAAACGAAGATGGCTGCCTTGATCGTGTGATGGTTGATTTCAAAAATCAGAAAACTGAGCTAAGTAAACCCGAAATCTCATCTGAGGAGGAATAAACATGCCAGCAGCACTAGCCAGCGAACTTTGGAGCGAACTCAAACGATATATCAGCATAGTGGATCGTGATGAAGCTGCCGAAACTGTAGTCAGCATCCTGATTGACAATGACATCAGCGTGGAAGAAATAAAGTCAAACTTCAAAAACGATCCTGATATCAAACGTGCGCTCACAGAGTATACCGAAGATGTCGATGAAGACATAGAAGAAGAATATGATGATGACGATGAGTATTGATGTCTTCTAAATATTTTCCTATCAAAACAGATACCGCTTGCCAACTCAAGTGGACCTGGAGCACTATTCTTTTATATTCAAGTCAGACAAACTCCTGTCACAGAGTCGGAACCAGTTTGCTTACTCCTGACAATTTTGATCGATTTCATAACACTGAAAAAAAATTAGATGATCGACGCCTTATGCTTGACGGAAAATGGCCGTCAGGAGGGTGCGAGTACTGCCGCGATATCGAAGAATCTGGTGGACAGAGTGATCGGCAATTCCAGTTGCAGATACCAAATTTGGTTCCGCCTGAGCTTGATTCTGATCCGACTGCTATAGATGTAACACCACGTATATTGGAAGTTTATCTAGATAATATTTGCAACATGAGCTGCATCTATTGTTGCGATGGATTTTCTAGTCGTATACAAAAAGAAAACGAAAGATTCGGGGAGTTTCATAAAGGCGGTATCGAGATCAAAAATGTGTCACCACAAGCTAAAGATTTTGATCAGATAATAGAAAAATTCTGGAGTTGGATGGAAAAAAATTATCATCATCTCCGTCGTTTCCATATATTAGGGGGAGAACCGTTTTATCAGCAGTCATTTGAACGTTGTTTGAAATTTTTAGAAACACACTCTAATCCAGATTTAGAATTCAATATCATTAGCAATCTCAAAGTCGGTGAATCTAGGCTTCACAATTACATTGAACGTATCAAACGCATTGTGGCCGATCGTAAAATCAAAAGATTTGATCTAACATGTAGCATCGATTGTTGGGGAGAAGAACAAGAATATATACGGCATGGAATCAATCTCGATGATTGGAAAAAAAACTTTGATTACGTGGCCAACCAGAAATGGATATATCTCAATGTAAATCAAACTATCACCGGGTTAGGAGTCAAAACCATTCCACAACTCATTGATTTCATCAACACTTACAAATCTTGGCGAGATATAGGTCATTATTTTATGTCGTGTGTAAATAGGCCCCATCTGTATCCTGGTATCTTTGGTAAAGGTTTTTTTGACAAAGATATGGAAAAAGTACTGGCATCAATGAAAGAAGACACCTGGCAAGAAAAAAATGCTAAAAAAATGATGAAGGGACTATTATTAGAATGGAATTCACACGAAAGAGATGATTCAAAGATAAAAGATCTGACAATTTTTCTCGACGAGATCGATCGACGGAGAAATCTAGAATGGAGAAAAGTTTTTCCCTGGTTAGAGAAAGAGATTGACAATGTGGTATAGCCGTGTGGTGAGCAATCTTTCTGCCATACCTGATATGATTGCTCATTATGAACATGAGTTAGAAGAAGCCAAGAAGGAATGTCGTATTGGCGGTATGGTAGAACGCAATATCAAAGATTTGCCTGGGATCACTGAGCATCGGTTCAATCAACTTCAAGAGATAGAAGCTATCCTGAACTATCTCAACATACAATTACGCAAGATACGTAGGAGACATTTTCAAAAATATCTAGAAGCTTACGCTCGACAGCTCACTAGCAGAGATGCGGAAAAATATGTGGACGGAGAAGATGAGGTCATTGACTTTGAGACTATCATCAATGAAGTAGCTCTATTGCGAAATCGCTGGTTAGGCATCATGAAAGGTCTTGATACCAAGCAGTGGCAGATGGGCCATATCGTGCGGTTGCGTACCGCAGGTATGGAAGACATCCAGATATGATTCCTAGGATCCGCAGGTCTGATTGTGGATCCATCATCTTTTACGATATCTGGCGGAATTTTCCCGCAGAAGACTTTACTAATGGTCGAGTTGTATATCATATACTAGAAGATCTCGATCAGGCCCAAATAGATCTATCAGAGATAAAGAAATATCGTTGGATTTTCGATCTCAAACCCGAAGGTGTGAGCTCGCAAGACATGATTGGAGTATTTGATTTTTTTCATGGTAAAGGTCTTGACATCGATCAGTTTCGAGTCGCTTTTAGCTGTGTAGAAGATATTTCCGGCCTTCCTTATCCTGCGATATCGCTACCAGATCGTCTGATCTACAATGGTAACTGGTGGATGCATCTAGAGCATTACAAGATCGACTGGGCTAATCTTCCAATGACACACAAGCTCACTTGTCTCATGCGCAGGCCCAGTGTGAGTCGTGGGACACTGGCCAAGAGATTGTTAGCTAAATTTGATGTGAACGACCTAGTGATGACCTTTGGTACCAGTGGTAGTGACAGTACTGAAGACATACGCCGTATGATATGGCCACAACCTTATCCTATGATCGTGGATCGGCCAATGGCTGACCAGGTGTTCCAGCATCGTATAGATCATGATTTTTTTTATCGTGCCCCGGTGAATCTCATAGTGGAGAGTTCTAGCGA